TTCCATAATCTGAAGGGCACCAGTCAAATCCTATGCCATCTCCACCTCCGCCTGGATTGGGAGAAGCATTACCTGCGTAACCCGCACTACCAGCACCACCACCGCCGCCACCACCGGTTCCACCTCCAATAGCTCCACCAGGATTTCCCTGTTGAGTTGGTCCTGGAAAATTTTGTCCGGCACCAGCATTTACTGTATCATCTCCACCACCACCTGATCCACCATCTCCACCAACACCCGGAGTTGCATTATTTTGTCCGCCACCGCCACCACCTACAGCAGTTTTACCAAAAGCTGACGAAGGATTTCCTTGTTGACCTGTGGTTTCATTAGCTCCCCCAGTTTTGGGACCTCCAACTGAAATAGTATAATCTTGTACAGTTACTGTGACAGAGCCACCTTGGTGTGCTGATGCTGGGAGATCCATGCCATGACCAAGAACACCACCAGCACCACCTCCACCAGCACCATTTCCTCTATCTGCACCCGAACCGCCACCAGCAATAATAAGATATTCAATAGCACCAGGACCAGCATCAGTTACATCAAATGGACTACTAGGTGTAGTAAAGAAATGATACTTATATCCATCTCCGGGTGTTGCCGTCGTTCCACCAGTTGCAGTGATTGATGCTGATACTACTGGAACAGCACCAGCAGCATCAGTTCCAGTTCTCGCATAAAAATCATCAAATGCGGAGTTTATATTTCCTAGTGAACGAAGTGGTGCCATATAACTTTTTTAGATATTTATTGATAACGAATAATAACAATACCCTTACCACCAGGTCTACTAGGACCCTCATCACCACCTCCACCAGTATTAACTATACCAATATCAGTTGATCCAGCAGCCTGGTTATGCGAATTTGGGTTATCATCATGACCATATCCACCACCAGCATATCCTCCATTAGTGCCAACATAAGATTTCCATGCTGTTGGCATCGAAATACCTGGATTAATTTCAGTAGTATTATATGCTGAAATATTTAATTTTGCTCCACCAGTTGCACTGGAAGCACTACCACCGCCTCCACCTCCGCCGCCGCCGTTTCCTTGATCAGCACCAGGATTTCCTTGTTTGTCGGGAGATAATGAATCGGGAGAATTTGTTGCGCTTCCTTCTCCGCCTTGTCCACCACCACCAGATCCACCAGGGTTTCCTGCTTTGTTATCACCACCCCATCCACCACCACTTGCTACAACTGTAGAAGATCCAATTTTTGATTCTGATCCATTAGATTCTGGAGCAGTTCCACCATCTCCGACTGTAACTGGATAAGTTCCTGGAGATAATGTAAATGTATGAGTGACTTTCATATTTGATGGTGATGGAACCGTTGGGTCATTTGATCTTAATCCGCCAGCACCACCGCCAGCACCATTACCATATCCACCAGAACCTCCACCAGCAACTACAAGATAATATGCCTCTCCTGATCCTGATTCAACTACAAGAGAACCTGAGGATGTGAAGACATGATATTTGAAACCATTAGGAGCAGTAAATCCACTTGAGCTTGTCTGATTACCACCAGTTGCAGAAATACCACTACTTCCCGCAGAACCTGAAGCTTCTAATCCAGTTCTTCCAAACTTATACTTAAATGAAGATGGATCGTTACCAAGAGATCTTACACCCATAATCAAACATCAGTGTCGCCGTTGACAATAAAGTTGACGGCAGAACCAATACCAGTTCCACCTGAATCTGGTGCCAGTATTTCTACTGTAAGACTATCTCTGTCTGTCATTACAAGTGGATATGTTGATTCAAAGAATGCTGTTTCATTCGGTGCAATATCAAGTCTCAGGAATCTATTAGCAGTAATTCCATAACCTGTCTCAACAGGTGAAGTATTTGGGTTGATGTATGCAGAAACTCTGGCAGTTCCAAGACCAGTGTTATGCATAATAATATTCTTCAAATAGGTGGTGGACGCAATACCAACCCCACCAGCAGTATTAGTCACTCCGACAGTCAAAATTCCAACCGTGGCAATACCAGTGACCGACGTAATATCTAATAATTGTGTCTTTTTGAGCGCCATCTTACTGTTTTTCCTTTATTTATTAGATGAATAATGATGAGGTGACATCCAACTGACCACCAACACCAGATAATCCAGAACCATCACCTGAGAATGATACTGCAGTGACAATTCCAGTTGAATTGATGTTGGCAAAGGTTGAAGCTGTACTAGTAATAATATTGTCAGTAGATGCAACACCAGTCAAACCTTCACCTGATCCGACAAATTTTGTTGCAGTGATAATACCACTAGATGCACCCAGAGTAATCGCACTTCCAACTCTTACGGTATCAAAAAACGTTGATACTCCAGTGACTGTTGCACCACCACCGACTACATTAAGACCACCCTGTGCAGTGACGATACCAACAGAATCAATGTTAGTAACATCTTCATAAGTCACAACACCAGTAAAGGTTGCTGCAACACCAGTGAGATTTCTTACTGAAAGATCATTAGTGAAGGTTGCTGCAACGCCAGTGATATTTCTTGCTGTAATATCATTAACAGTGACATCTGGAGTGCCACTAAGAGCAAATGCTGTTGTTGCAAAAGAAACTGATGTTCCTGCAGCAACTGCACCACTAAAAGTTGTGGTTCCGTTTACTGTTAGGTCTCCAGAAACAGTAAGAGTTGATGCATTAGTAACGGTTGCGGCATTAAATGCTTTGTATGCAACTGCTTCAATTACATCTCCGTTTTCTACCCCACCATTTAATACTGAGAATGTTGATCCATCCGTAGATGTATAATCACTTGCCTCAATTTGTTTTACACCATTAATAAAGATATCAAAATAACCTGGAACATAACCAGACGAAAAAGTGAAGTCAGTTGTGACTCCAGTAGGTGAAA